GCAGACCAGCTTTTGAGAACACTGAAAGATTAGACATGATTACCTTTATTGCAGTTTAGAAAGGGCGGCAGTCAACTGCTTACCCAAGAGGATCACCTCGGGGCGCGGATCATCCGCGCTTGCCAAAGTGTTACCTGAACTGATGGCGACCACCACATCGGCAGGAAGGGCGATCTTGCGCTTTTTGAGCGCCTTCTCGACCTTCGCTGGCGACATGATAGAAGTCTCCATCACCTCAGATTCGTCAAGGCCCAACGCGAACAGGGCGACCTTGGCCTTGTCCTCGTCAGTCCATTGTCTGATCGCCCGCTTGGCGACCAACTTGTACTCGGGCAGATTGGCCCCGGACTCCATCATGGAGAGCGCCAACTCGCGCAGGCTGGAAATCCAAGTCTCCAATAAATCCGCGTTTTTTAAGTAGGTGCTAATTTTTCCCGCGTCTAAATTGTCCAACGTCGTCGCCAGCGCCCGGTCGGCAGCGCCTGTCATCTGAGGGCAGATAGGCTTGGCGGTGCAGAACCGGCAGTGGTCGCCCACCGTAAGCTGCGCGTCAGGAAAGGACGACTGCTTGACGGCCTGCACCAGATCGCGCTCAAACTGCCGAATGCGCTCGGGCGTAGTCACCCATCGCCGAACCATCGGCGGCTGGATGATGACGCACTCTACCTCAGTCGCACCATCAAACGCCCAGGCCGACTCTTGCGTCCGCATGGCAGCCGCAGCGTAGAACATCAACTGGGCGTTCTCCTCGGCGTCGACGATCACGCCGTCGCCAAACTTCCAGTCCAGCACGACGGCGCGGTTGCCGATTCGACCGATAAGGTCGGTCGAGCCAAACACGCCCGGCAGCAGATCGCCGAAACCGACACGGGTTTCGGTGGCAAAGTTCATCTCCTCCTTGGGGTCGACTTCGTTCAGCAGCGCCAGCGCCGACTTCAGCTTCTCGCAGTGGTCGTCGCCCAACACGACGCCGTTAAAGGTCTTGCCCAGCAGGCTGTACGGGCTGGCGTCACCGTCGTTGACTAAGTAGTCGATGGCAGAGTGCAGGGCCGTACCCTCGGCCATGTACTTGTTCTCGACTTGGGGCGGCATCTTGGCGACCAGCGCCACACTGCCGGGGCAGGCCATCACACGCTTGGCGGTCGAGCCGCCAACAATCTTACTGTGCTGCATCTTCTTCTTCTTTCTTCGAGACGGTGATGATTGAAGGGATGTTGCTGTAGCGAGTATCGATCTCGTTAAAGCTGTAGCCTTCGATGAGGGAGTTGGCGTGAGCCAGGATGATGCGCTCGATTTCGGCGCGGGAGAATTCGATCTTCATGGACTTTACTTTCGTTGTTACCCGGATTGGGTGAACGAATAGTAGCACGAAAATAATCTTGTGCAAATATTTTTTTCTGTGCTAAAGTTCATCACATGGAAAAACACATTGAAGCCTACCTCGTCAAGCGCGTCAAGGCGCTTGGCGGCATAGCGTACAAGTGGCGCGGCCACGGCGGCGCAGCCGACCGCATCATCGTCCTGCCTGACGGCACGGTCTGGTTCGTGGAGGTTAAGACCATCGGCGGTCGGCTGTCTGCGCTACAGAAAGTCTTCGCCGCCGACATGGCGCGGCTCAAGCAGAAGTACACAGTGCTGTGGACTAAGGAGCAGGTTGATGAATTTACGTCCCTACCAAAATGAGGCGGCGGACTTCTTGTTCGCCAACGACCGCGCCATGATCCTGGCGCCGGTCGGGGCAGGCAAGACCGCCATCACGCTGACGGCCATGCAGGCCATGCTGACCAGCGGCCATGTCAGTCGGTTCCTCGTACTAGCCCCCAAGCGTGTGGCCGTCAGCGTCTGGCCAACCGAGGCCAAGTTGTGGGCGCCCGCCCTGCGCGTTAGCGTGGCCGTGGGGACGCCAGCGCAACGCCTTGCGGCTTTCTATGACAAGGCTGTTGATATTGTTGTGATGAACTACGACAATTTGCAGTGGCTGGCTACGGGTCTGATCGACTTAAAGTCTGATTTGTCCGACATTGGGTTTGACGGCATCGTGTTTGACGAACTCACGCGCATGAAGAACCCATCCGGCACCCGCTTTAAGGCGCTAGAGAAAGTCATCAAACGCGTGCCTGTAGCGTGGGGCTTGACAGGTTCGTTCACCAGCAACGGCCTAGAGGACGTATTCGGCCAATGCAAGATCGTCGACCAGTCACTGCTGGGCCGCAGCAAGGGCGCGTTCCAGCAGCAGTACTTCTTCCTGGTCAACAAGGACTTCAACCAGTGGGAGCCGCGCCCAGGTGCGCTGGAGCAGGTCATGGAGCGGATCAAGCCCGCCACGTTCGTGCTGGAGCCGGGCGAGTACAAGGACAAGCTGCCCCAACTGCACACCGTGCCGGTGCGGTTTGACATGGTCAACCGCAAGCCTTACGACCAAATGAAGAAGGAGTTCGTGGCGCAGTTCCCCGACGCCCAGGCGGTGGCCGTTAACGCTGGTGTGGTCGCGGCCAAGCTGCAACAGATGGCGTCCGGGTTCGTGTACGGCGACTCGACCGTCTGGTTCGACTCGACCAAGTTCGACGCCCTGGACGACCTGCTGGACGAGAACCAACACGCCAACACCATCATCGCTTACACCTACAAGGAAGAGTTGGCCGAACTTAAGCGCCGCCACCCCCGCGCCGTGACGCTGGACGAGCCAGACGCCATCGAACGCTGGAACGCTGGCAAGGTTGAACTGCTGCTGGCCCACCCTAAGTCGGCGGGCCACGGCCTGAACCTGCAACACGGCGGCAGCAAGATCATCTTCCTGTCGCTGCCCTGGTCGCTGGAACTGTACGAGCAGACCATCGGGCGCCTGCACCGCAGCGGCCAGCGGCACGATGTGTGGTGTTACGTCATGGTGGCGAACAAGACCGTAGACGAAAAGATATGGGTGGCGCTCCATGACAAACGCGCCATTTCTGACATCGCACTGGAGGCACTGAAGTGAACCGACTTACACAACTGAAGGCAAGGCTTAAAGCAGCCCAAGCCGAACTTTTGATCCGCACCCGGACGCACAACAGTGCGTCACGGGCTTACAACAAGGTGACCGCCCATATCACCGAACTGGAGAAACGCATTGCTGACCTGGAGAAAATTTCAAAGCAACCTGCCCAACTACAGCGAGGCTGACTTGTTGGCTTTGCTGGATGAGGAACGATTGAAGCACCGTAGAGTGACTATGCTAGAGCGCATCCATCAACGCTACTGCACCTTACGCGCCAACCGGGAACGGTTGGAGATACTAAAAGAAGGAAAACGACCATGACATTGACGCAACAATTTAAGAGGATGACTCGCCGCTTGACGCCAGTTGAGATGGCAGCAACAGAGTTGGCCGAGGCTGAACTGCACCGCCTAGAGGCCCACAGTGCAGTTGAGTTTGCTACCAGCATGGTGGCTTATGAAGACGCCAGGATTAAGCGCCTGCGTAAGTTCTTAACCGATGCGGAGAAAGTATGACCATCTGGCCTTTCCCGACTGAGTTACCAAAACCAATGCCAAGCAAACGCATTCCTTTTAACCCAAACAACCATGAAGACGCACCATTATGAGCATCCTAGAAGAGATCAAAGTCAACCGCACCCCCAGCCATATGGTGCGCCCCGCCAGCATTGAGTTGCAGAAGCAAACCAAGAGGATCATGGGCGAGTACGTCGAGCGCGAGAAACGCCCTAATGAAGTGCAAGCACCAGACAACAATCTCTGGCAGCGCGGCCATTACAAAACGGGTGACGGTGACTACACCGCCCAAGTGCCACGAGCCGGTAGCCTTGTGGCTTTCAGTCTGCCGAGTAAGGGGAATCGGACATGAAAGACGATGAAGTGGAGGGCTTGTTTGCTTGGGGCTGGCTTGATTTAGCCTTGGCCGTAATCCTAACGCTGCTTGCGATTGCGGCGTTGTTCTTTGCAGCGGGGTATTTGATATGACTGACTTTAACGCATGGTGGGACAGCGACGTAATGCCCTCTGCAAACCCGTTTGCCGAGGGGTCGGCAGCATATTGGGCATGGGCCGGGTGGCAAGCAGCACAGCGTCCGTGGCAAGGGCTGACGGATGAAGATGTAAACAAGGAGTCCACCATGATTGCGTCAAAAATGAAGCTGGCATTCCACGCTGGGATGTACGTGGCTCAAAATATTCTGAAGGAGCGCAACACATGACTGAAGATGAAGCCTTTGAAGAGTTAGAAAGACAGATCAAGTTCAAGCTGGACAGCACCCGCACAACAGTGGTAGCCGATGATTATTACTGGATACCGATTGACGAACACACGCCCACCGGGGTCAAGATTCTTCTGCTTGGCAGATCAGGTGTGGCAACGATGGGGCATTACGAACGCCTGCCGGGTACGCAGTTTTGGACGCACTGGGCTCCGCTACCGAGGAAACGCCCGTGAGCGCAAAGCGACCTGGCGAACCGTTGAACGTGTTCTACTCAATTAAACTCACTCAGACTCAGCGCATCAAACTATTGCAGTTGGGTGGCCCACAGTGGATAAGGAATCAAATTGAACGATCTACCGAACTTTGCAGCCTGGGAACGTCAGACACTGGACAAATTCGCAGCGGACGCTTACATCAGGATGCAACAACAGGCCGAGGCAATTGAGCAGCTACGGCAAGACTTGCGAGACGCTATGAAGTTACTTCGCAGCACGGCCCTGTAGTTTTTCAATGGTGCGGAGGCCACCCAGCCCAAGCATACCCATCAAAATCGGCAGCATCTCAGTGAGGTCTGCCGGGGCTAAATCAATTGGATGACCTAAGATAACAGCTATTACCTTAGCAACAGGCAGGCCGATCCAGTTCCAGCCACAAGCGGCTACGCAGACCCAACCAACGCCTGGACGCCAGCCAGACACGAACAGACTTGGGTTTGTTGCCTCGGCTTGGTTGACCCTGATTTGTTCGATCATCAGGCTGGTGTCGGCAGTCAGTTGCGCCAGATCACCAGACTGCTGCATCTTGAGCAGTTCCAACTTGGCAGCGTCACGTTGGGCAGGATCAGGCCACAGCCGGTCGATGACCTTGGAGCCAATGCCAAGCAAAATGCTGATGGGATCTATTGCCATATGCCTGCCCTCGTTCCATCTTTGTCGATAGTGATAACGCGATTGATGATCTTGTCGGGAATGCGGGTGCTAACGTGTACCCAAGTGCCAAACTCAAGGATGAGTTGCCCGATACCAATGATCTTGATAACAGGCGCCAAGCTTGCAGCAATCTGAAATGGACTACCGGCCTTTGGAGCCTTGAAGTCAACAGCCAAGGCCAATGTATGGTCGCTGCCGGGTTTGGAGCCTATGACGCCATTCAAGGCCTTGCAGCGGTATCCTGATGTGATTGTGATTGGCGCATCGATGTGGAACCGAATACGCTCCATCATTTCTAGCGTTTTCAGCGCGTTTTCACGCAGTTCATCTGGCAAGCGATTGTCAATGCCCAGCCTAGCCGCAGTGTCTGACTGCGTGAATTCTTCCAGGCTGAAGTGCGGTGTCATTTCTTTAAGAACTGAATGGCTGAGTAGACGATAGCTGCTGCTGCCCAGACACCGACACCGCGGTTAACCCACTGGTCGACTTTTTTGTCGATGCGCTGCAAGTGAACGTCATGAACTTCAATCTTGGTTTCAACATTGCCGATTCTTGTTCCCTGCGTGGCCTGCCTCTCTTCAAACAAAATCAACTTGCCAACGGCGTCGGTTAGTTTGTCGACCTTGCTTTCAAGGCGACGGAAGTCATCGTCAGTCATCTGAATGTCCCGTTATTAATTGCGTCGAGCAAACGCTTGCCGTACTTCTCCACCGCCGCTTTGGTGATAACGTACTCGCCACCCTGCAAAGCACCGTAACCATCGTCTGGAGCAGGGGCTTTGCCTTTAAGGTGACGGGCATCTACCATGCCGCCTTTGGCAAATTGGTAACTGCCGCCATAGGCATCCCCGCCAAATGGGTTTCCAGTATCAACAGTTGCGGACTCACCAGAAGTTCTAGCATCAAATACGCCCGTATTATTATTTCCCCCAGCCATAGGGGCCAAAGATTCGCCGGTTGGAACTGATGATATTGGCCCACCGACAATACTTGGTGTAGAAGTCACTTCAGCCAACCTATCACTAGAATCACCAGCGTAAGTAAAATTAGGGGCACCAAAACCGCCGCCCATGTTAAATGCGTTAAATGAATTCTCGGACATTGCACCTTCGTACGCGCTAGGGTCAACTGATGAGTTGGGGTATGGCCCAAAGTCTGGGCCAGCTTGGCCGTACGCTGGCGCGTTAAACGACAACCTGTCCATGCTGTCATCAGCGTAAGCTGATTTCTCGCTTGCTTGAGACTTGTCGTACGCATACGCGCCCAACCTTGCAAGCGCAAGCGGAGCGCGAACACCAGGGATCATTGATAGACCAGCACTTAAAAATGGGTTCATGTTGGTAAGCGCGTTACGAAAACCAGCCATACTACCGTTGCCAGATTGTCTTGCCCCCAGTGGGCCAGATGGTGCGGTAGTGCCAACGCCTTGATCTTGCCCACCACCCATCATGTTGTTTTGCTGACGCTTACGCAGCATCTCGTTGAAAGCATTGAGGTAGTACATATCAGGTTCCTACTGCGTCATTGCGTTTTGGTTGGCTGGGGCAAGGGCATTTTTAGGTTGTTCTTGACGTGTGGCAATTCTCGCAGAAACTGCGCCAGCTTTTCCCCACGATGCTGGATCAGCCAATGCTTTGAGTGCTTTACTTTTTTCAGACGCTGGCAAAGTGTCAAGCATTTCTAGTGCGCTTTTTCCAGAAAGCATACCTTTTTGCAGTTCGGCAAAGATTTTTTTGTCTAGCCGTTTTTCCAAAATGTCTAGCGTAAGGTTAGCCGCTGTTGTTGCGCGATTCAAAAGGCTTGGAAACCTCAAGCGAAATGAATCTTGACCAATAATTTCTCCAAGTTTTTCCGTACCAGCAGTCGCTGCCTCTTTCATTTCGCCAGTGCGTTGGATATTGGACGCCAACTTTTCCAGCGTAGGCATCTTGCTGCCCATCTCTTTGAAAATATCGTAGCTGCCGGGGCCAAATATTGCCTCTACGGCGTCTGGATTGTTGCCACGCACAAGCCGCATATATTCTTGCGGAGAGTTTTCAAACAACTTTGCCGCTTGTGATGCCATTGCTTTTTGGTCAATGGCTTGCATACCTTGAGAATACGTTTTAAGGTAATCGCGCCATCCAGTACCACCAGCTTTTTCAATGGCGTCATCAATCAAAGGGCGAACTTCCTCAAGCGTTTTGCGCGTTACTTTGGCGCTAATCTTTGGGTCAGTCTGTCCAAGAATCTGCATGATGCGCTCATTTATGCCTTCTTTGCGGAGAGTGTACAGATCGTGCGCGTCAATGACGCCGCCGCCTTTTTCTGTCAAATTGGCAATGTCATCTTTGACGGCTTGCAACACTTTGGTCATGTTGGAACTAGCGCGGAGTCCAGGCGTGGAAAGTTTGGCGTCAATAGCCGCCGTGATGCCGCCAGCATCCAGTGGGCGCAGCCCGTAGCTTTCAAGGCTGCCAATTTGACGCTCAATAAACCCGGCTTCTGCGCGGCGTTGATTGGCAATAGCGGCAAACGTATCTGATGTTTGTTTCCACTCTTGAGAACGATCACCAGCCGATAAAAAGCCAGGCTTTCCTTTAGCTGCGGTTGCGGCTTGCTGCGCGGCTTCAGTTGCTGGCGAAATGGTTGCTTGGCCCGGACGAGCAGCGCCTGCTTGGCTTACTGCGGGTGTGCCTATTTGAGTTTCTAACGGGCCAATCCGCCGTGCTGCTTCTTGAGATTGCGAAACAGCGCCCATAGGCATACCGCCGCGCAGCGCGTTTACCATGCTGGCTTCACGCTGTTGCAGTTTTGGAGCCAACTGGTTCACGGTCTGTGCCGCCTGATTAGCTGCCTGCAACTCTACATTCCGCATATCGGCGGTCAGTTGATTCAGCCTTTTAATTGACGCCTCATACGCCGCCCGTGCTTCTGTTTCATTGCCACCTTCAGCCATGCGTTGCAATTGCGCTAAATCATCTGCCGCTTGGCGCTTCAGCAAAGCAGATACTTGATCTGTTTTACTTGTCATAGCCCCAAGAGCCTGAAAAGCATTGTTTTGAATGCCTGATGCGGCCTGCGCTGCGGTAATGTCAGCCGGTGAAGCGGTAAGCGCGGCACGGATAGCCCCAATCCGATCACCCGCAACATCACGCGCAATCTTGCCTGCGCCAACTGCGGCCAATTTACCAGTAAAAGCATCCTTTAGAAACCCGGCGCTTTTAGCCAACGCTTTGACTACAGGAGGCGCAACTACGGCTAAACCAGCACCAGCGCCAGCACCAGCGCCAATCTCATCAGGATTAGTAAGCGCGGCAGTCGCACCGCCAGTTACACCACCACCGACAACTCGTGCGCCAATATCCGCAGCGCGGGTAGCCAATGGAACGCCTTTGGCTACAGGAATTCCAGAACTGAAACCAGACGACCGCATGGCGTTCACAACAGGATTAATTAATCCGGGTGCATATGGGGCTGCTGCCGCCAACGGGCGAGCCAGCAAACCGCCAATGGGTGCGGTAATGCCAGCTTCTGCACCTAACTCACCCGCGCCAGTAAAGACAGGAAACTCTTGCTTGAACGGTGCAACCCGCGCTTGTGACTCAGCTTGGCGGCGTTGGGCATCAGTAATCAGGGATTGACCTGTTTCTGTTGCGCCAACAGCTTGCAAACCTTTACCAACAAGCCGCTGACCACCAAGCACAATGTTGCCGCCGCCGCTAATAACGCCTTCAGACAGTGCTTGAAATGGTGCGCCAACTGCCCCAAAAAACCCGCGTTGTTTTTCAGGGGCAGCAGTAGGGGTAGCAGCAATAGGTGGTGCAAATAACTCTTTGGCTTTTGCAATAACTTGGTCATCGGTTGCGCCAGCCGGCCCCTCAATTTCGCGCATAGCACCGCTAGGGTCGCGCACCTTGTAAATTTGAGTTGCCATTATTTAACTACTTTCCATTCGCCACCGCCCCCAGCAGGCGCTGGTGCAGCATCAGAACCTGTTAAAGCTGTCATTGCCCTATCCATTTCCGGTGTCCACGCTTTGCCAGCCCGTACTTTTGCGCTTTGAATTAAATTAGCCATACGCAATTTTTTGGCTGCTACAGCTTCATCTTTGTCCGTAAATGCAGGAATGTACGCATCCATTTGGCCTTGCAACTGTTCTTTATTGTAAGCAGCACCCGTAGCCAGATACAGCAACGCATCAAGAGCGTCGCGTTGCGCGCCTTGCACAATTTGACGATTAGCATTACGGGCTAAGTTAGCCGTACCACCCATACCAACGGAAGAAGCCAAAGCCTCTGCCGCCCCTGGTTGCGCCGAATCTGGATCTTTTTTACCAATTTCCTTAATTTGATTGGCTGCGGTTAGCACTCGCCCAATGTTGTAAGCAGCTTGCTGTTCAGACACCGCTGTTTTTTCTGCCGTAGCAGATGGCGGTTTTTTACCAGTCAATGCAACGCCGCCGTCAACAGCAGGACGACCTTGACCAGGCATAGCAGGGCCAGGTGCGCCAGCTAACTTAACCGGCGTTGCTATGCCGGTACGGTTGTCAATGCCAAAGATTTGAATAGTTCCATCAGCTTGCTCAACTTCTTTGATTGTTTTGCCAGGATTGGCTTTTTCCCACGCAAATTTTTCTTGAGCCAATCTTTGATTGCCTTGAGCAACGCCCAAGTTTTGCCGCGAAACATTCAAAACACCACTTTGATATGGCGTCATTCCCGCAGCTTGAGAAGGCAGGATTTCTTGTTTAAAAGTAGGACTGTTTGGATTCTCGTCCACAAAAATTTTACCGCCATCAGGGCGTTCAATTTGCATTATTTTAGGCGCAACTAATTTCTGTTGATCCAAGGCCGCCTTAGACATCTCTGCGCCTGTCATTCCCGATGTTAAAAGTGATTGCTTTCTTTGGTCAACAGTCATGCCTAGCATTTCATTAAGCCCACGTTTGGCAATTGCTTTAGCTGAGGGTGAAAATGTAGGGTCGTCGTCTATGTCTTGCATATACGCCGTTATGTTTTCATTTGAGGGATTTTTGCTTAAGTCCAATTTCATGCGGTCTACGTTTTCCCGCTGTTGTCTCCGTATGTCGTTTTGCGTTTTTTGTCGCGTTAACGCGCTTACGTCAAATTCTCCAGCTTCTTTGACTTTGCCTGCCATCATCAACGCTTGCCTAACTTTAGCGGGGTCGTCGCCAGCAGCGCGTAACGAACTTAAAAAGTTTGTGTTGGTTTCATCCGCGCGTTTGGCAGAATTTATCTGGTACTGAGCCAACGCATTCTGGTTCTGCGCTTGCTGTATTTGCGCGATTCTGCCGTACTGCTCCAGCGGGTCGGGCATCTTAAATTGCGCTCCTTGCGCTATCATTTCATTGAGTGCCATGATTGATCCTAAGAATAAGCAGAGCGCCGAGTTTCGCGCAAAATGTCCATCATCTGGTTGGTGTTGTACTGGTTAGCAAGAGAACCAGCCAAATTGTTAACCGTGTTACCAATTCCCAATTGACCCGCAGCAGTGGCCTGCCCAGCTTGGCCCATCAAGTTGGCTGCGTTTGTGCCATAGTTTCCCATTGCCGTGTTGGTGGCGTTGGTAGCATTAGTGCCGCCTGTCATTAAATCACTTAGCGGTGCCAACTGATCAGCGCGGTTTTGACGATAGCGGTTGTAGGCGTTAGCGTATTCTTGAGAGGCCATTTCCTGACCATATTCCTGTGCATTTCTTAGTGCTTGACTAGAGAATAAGTTTCCCCCAACGGATTCTCTGCGTTTAAGTGCGTCCATGCCTTTTTGCAATCTAAATGCTGCGCCAGGGTCAGCTTGGAATTTGCTCATGTCAAACGGCTGAACAGCAGAGCCGTAGCCCATTGCATTGGTGTTTGGCCCCAGCCCAACCAACTCTAGATACCGATCACGCGCTAGGTTTCCGCCTGTCTCAGCACCTTGGTTACGCGCTGCCATTGAGTTGTAGATGCGTTCTTGCAGTGCCAAAGCGCGGTTAGCAGCATCTGATTGAGTGCCTGCGGCTCGTTGGCCTGCGTAGGCTTGAGATAGGCCACCAAGAGCCGAACCAGCACCTTGCAAGAAGCCGGGGCGCAGGTAAAACGGCGTGTCAGAAGAACCACCATAAGATACTGGCGTTGACCCTGCCGCCATCATTGCGTTATCTAAGGTACCGTAGTCGGCTGGGCTGTACGACACGGGCGTTGATCCAGCGTCCATCATTGCAGCATCTAATTCACCGCCGCCACCGCTGCCAAAAAGTTCGTCTACAAGTTCATCATACCAAGCCATAATCGTTCTCCTTGTTACCCAACCACCCAGGCCGTGCCATTGTCAAACACCGGGCAAACCACCGCACCACCACCAACGGGGGCAGCTAGAAATGTTGGCGCCAAGGCATTTGTCACCCACGATCTGCGGCCTTGTGTACCGGCTGCTGGCAGGGTTGCTACTGTGTACGCCGCACCTAATCCATTCCCCCCATTGGCTACAGGGAGGATACCAGATACATTGGTTGTAAGATCAACAAAAGTCGTAGCCGTTGTACCCGTGCCGCCGTTAGCTATTGGCAAAGTTCCACTGACCTGAGTGGTTAGGCTCACCCCACTAAGCGCACCGCCAAGCGTCAAATTACCTGACGTAGTTACCGTGCCTGTCAGCGTAATGCCGTTGACCGTGCCAGTGCCGCCAACGCTAGTCACCGTGCCGACAAACGCATCGTTGCTGGTGATGGTGAAGTTGGGATACGTCCCGGTCACTACCGTCGTTCCTGCACCCGTCAGCACTACCGTCAAGTCGGGCAGGCTGTTGGTCACTGTGATGGTGCCTGCGCCGTTGGTCACAGTAATGCCTGTGCTGGCTGTCAGCGTCCCTAATGCGTAGCCGGTGCCGTTACCAATCAACAGTTGGCCGTTGGTCGGAATTGTGCCTAACCCCGTGCCGCCATTGATGACTGGCGTGATTGCTAGACCACCGCCTGTGATGGTGTAGACGTTAGTAAACCAAAGAAACCACTCCATAGACACAGCACCAGTCTGCGCGTTCAGCAGTGGAACGCGAGGTGCGGGAATCTGGGTGATGTTTGCCATGTCAAGACTTTGTTGGACTCAGCACCAACTCAGCGCCCGTGATGGCGATTTTTACCGGGTCAGTGCCGCTGACTTCATACACCCGATCACGCAACTTCAGCGTCATGCCCAGCCGACGCCAGAACGTGCGGTAGCCGTACTCACCAATCTGCCCCATGCTGGCCCAATGCTCGTTTGACCAAGTATGGCCGCCGTCGTCGCTCCAGCGCAACATAACTTGCGGATTAGCACCCTGAGTTGCCAGTGCTTGTTGTTCTGCAATTAGAAAATCATCGTTTTCTGTAATTAGAAAATCTTCATCTTCAGTCACAAGATATATTGTTTCTGGGCTAAGTAATCCATTTAACCCAACGCCAGTTTCAGCGTTGAGTTGCAGCGTATGGTGTGCCGTGCGCTTGAAGTTGTTTTCGCCGGGTGGCAGCGCCCTCCACGAACGCAACCACTTTTGAACCCCGCCGTTGTCAGCGTAAACGTCTAAGTCAAACCTGTAAAGGTTGCCGTTTTCAAAGTCGCCAACAATGATGTTGCCGCCAAAGTTGCATTGGCAGTTGCTGCGGTGCCGCATAAATTGACCGTCATCGAATCCAGCACGTTCATGCCAAGCTTGGGTCGACACATCGTAAACCCATGTGGCGTTACCAGACGGGAATGTCAGCACGTAGAAAGCATGGCCTTCCTGCTGGTATGTGTAAGCAATAGCGTCCGAGATGTTGCCGTACTGGGCAATGGCGTACTCGATAGCATGAGTAGAAACCCGAGTGCCGGTGTAGCCGTTGGCGCGATAGACAATACCCTGCCCACGGGCGTCTGTACCCAGCCAGAACAGGCCGTTGTCCAGTTTGGCTACGGAGTATGCAGACACGCAGCCAATCTCGTTAAAAGCCCCTTGGATGCGCTCTAATGGAAAATTTTCAGATCCTGCGTTGTACCAGACTTCAACCGAGTCAGTACCAAACACCCACAGTTGACGGTGGTCAGCAATAACCCCAACTACACCGTCTGGTGAACCTTCAGAGGCTTTGAAATCGCCCGGAATTGAAGTTCCATCCAACACATCTGAAATCCAAAGAAGCTGACTGTTGGGCTGGTTGAAAACAAAGTAGCCATCAAGGTAAGCCACCGTCACCGCACCAGGAAAGTCTGGGTCAGTGATCTGCACAAATACGTTGGTAACCTCGTTGTAGATGTAGCCGTCAGGGTTGCAGGCAAAGAATATCTGAGTGCCGTTGTCCGCAATCGATACCGGGCCGGTGCCTGACACCGTGCCAAGCAAAGTAGGCGTAGCCGTCAGGCCGGTCAGCTTGTAGACTTCTTGGCCGGATACGACATAGAAGTCGCTGCCGTTGGTCTGGTGAGCCCACAACGCCCGGATAGGGCCGGTTCCTACAGTCTGAAGAAACTCCAGCCCCGGCGCTCTGTTCAAAAACCCAGCCTCTAACCCGCCTGCGGGAATGGCTTCTGGAAACAAATTGACGCACCGATTGGCCGCAGCGTTGATGCTACGCGCAACATAGGCCGAGCCAAGAATGGGCGTGTGCATTAGAAGTTGCCAGCGTAGATGTTGTACCGTTGACGGTTGGCAACAATACCGTAGGGCATAGCCATCACATCATCTGGGTTATTGATGCGTTTCAGATTGCGCTTGCTGGTCATGGCAATGCGCTGCACTTGCGGACTTGGCTCGACGCCAAACTCAGCGGCAATCTCGCAGGCCAAGTTGTATTTGAACGCTCTCAAGTAACCAGGCGGGAACGACAGCGTAGTTGCCAATACTGCTGGCTGCGTAAGCTCTTCGACCGAAACGAAATGCCACTCCAACGGGCGAAGCGGTACCGGGTAGACATACATCTCAATGTCAGGGTACGTCATGTTGATCCACAAAACCTGCGGATACGTACTGGTCACCGTCTTAACAGCAATACCGTTGTACTGCTGCTGGTTGATCATCTTGATGCCGTAGCTGACGTTGGTGGCCGCATCCCTGAAGTAGGTAGCGTCATCCAGCAAGACCGGCCTGTTGCCTACAAAATTACCCGTCGGGCCTAGTGTGCGGCTTAAAGTGCTTGCAGGCCAAGTGAAGATTTGATCCTGCGTAGAGAACACTGACAAACGCTCAGTGTTCCATGAATCAATCATCTGGTTCATCGCCGAC